CTAATCACAGAGAACTATTCGATCATATATGTGATGTAGCTAAACCATATGGCAATCTACACCCTGAAGTTTGGATTAACAAAATGGTAGTAGCAAGTACAAAACTATGGGAAGAACAGAATCCTGATATACCAGCATCAAAGATGATTGAAGACGTGCTACATGATTCAGCAATCAAACATATGAACTTCAAGTAATCCCTTGTGGTTGTTAGGGTAGTAGGCAGGTAGATGTGTATCTACTTGCCTACGTCTAAAATATGAAAAACACAGTAAAGTATCAATACAAATCTATAGTTGAAAAGCTAGTATTTTTGCGAAGAGTCAGAAAATTGTCGCAGGAACAGATAGCTTTGAATATAGGTGTAGATACAAAACTATTTGGAGAATGGGAACGCATGGTGCGTGAGCCTAGACTTTTTAACTTGCTTTGTTGGTGCGAAGCATTGCAAGTTTTCTTAACCATTTCGCATGATGATGAGGAGTTTTAAATGTATAAATTAGAATTTGATAAAGATGAAATGTCTGCTATGTCAGCAGTATTAAAATTTATGATCAAACATTTTTATAAAGATGATCTTGATGATAAAGTTTACTTACAATTAAATGCACTTAGGAATAAGATTGCAAATGCCAAGCAAGAGTAAACGTAAAGGCAACTACCATGAGAACTGGTTTGTAAAACTATTTAACTCATGGAAGTATGCTACAAAAAAAGTACCATTATCAGGTA